TATGAGTTGGAGAGGCGTGTTCCGGCAAGTGTTTGCTCTGTGCGCTCAGTTCCTCTCGCCAGAAGAGATTGCTGCGATTACTGGCGGAATGCAAATCCCGCAGAACTTGGCGTCTATCCACAACGAGTTCGACATCAACATTCGGTTTGACGTGCAGGACATGAACCCTGACTTCATCCAGAAGAAGATTCAGTTCTTGCAGACCATTAGCCAAATGGACGCTGGCGGAGCTATCGATAAGAACGCCTTAACCAAGATGATGCTGCAAGCTGTGGCTCCAGAGGTGGCGAACCAGCTTATCGTGAATCAAGCGCAAGCAAGCCAGCAGATGTACAAGGATGTGCAGAGCGATATTGCCAATATGCTACTAGGCAACGAGGCCATTTACGCTGAGAACGATCCAGCCGCACAGACCAAGATGCAGTTCGTGCAGGACATCATGTCGAAGAACCCGAAAGCGCAAGCGGCATTGCAGCAGGACGAGAACTTCAAGGCTCTGTTCGAGAACTATGTGAAGAATATCCAGATGAGCCTGATGCAACAGCAGAACGCTCAGATTGGGAGATTGGGAGTGAACCAAGTTAATAAATGACCGAAGAACAAGCACTAGCGTTTAGCTTTACTGGCGAGAACAAGCTATGGGACAATATTTTGGCTGTAGCTGACTCGTACATTGAGCGTGAAGTTTTCTCTGCAATCGACAGAAATACCGCTGGAGAAGCCAGAACACACGCTGCTGGACGAGCGGACGGGGCTAATGGTCTCAAGGAAACTTTGCTATGGTTTAGAGAGGAAGCCCTTAAAAAAAGAGGGTTGACAGATACAGATTTGACCGCATAGTGCGGTTAATTGCCTGCTAGTCTGGGCAACAACAAACAGACTTGGTTAATGATAGCGGTTCTTGCACCGCAATAAAACAGCATGCCACAAGATGAAACACAACCTGTGTCGCAGTCACAGGGGGAAGAAAGTTCTGCGGAACAAGTCGGTTTGCTCGATGAGTATTCGCTTAGTGCGATGATCAAAGACACGTTCCTATCCGACGAGGGACAAGCAAAAGCTCCCGCTCAAGAGGAGCAATCGGCAGAGGAGGAGGAAGAGCCGCAGGCTGAAGAAGCCGAAGCTGAAGAATCCGAATCTGAAACGCAGGAAGAATCGGAAGAAGAATCCGAAGAATCCAGCGACGATGTGTCCAAGGGCGTTCAAAAGCGAATCAACAAGTTAGTTGCCGCTAAGAAAGCTGCCCTTGCTGAAGCGCAAGCCTACAAGGAGAAACTCACGGAGCTTGAGAGCAAGCTCAGTCAGGCTCCAGCCCAGGTCGCAAAGCAGGAGAATATCTCTGATGCAGTTGCCAAGCTCACGAGTGTTGAGCAGGTGGATGCAGAGTGGAGAAAAGCTACTGAGGTGCTGATGTGGTGCGAGGAGAATCCAGATGGCGGCGTTATTCAACTGCCTAGTGGCGAAGAAGCTGATGTGGATGAATCCCAAGTGCGGCAAATGAAGAAACTTGCGCTCCGGCGCAGGGAACTGGAGTTGCCAGCACGAAGACAATATCTGCTAGTTGAGCGAGAAGCTGACGCTCAGACGGTGAAGGAGTTCCCATGGTGGAAAAACCCTTCTACGAAAGAGTATCAGACCGCCCAGCAGGTGTTGAGGGACTTCCCAGAGATTCGGGCCAAAAGAGCAGACTACAAACACATCGCTGGGATTGTTGTTCTGGGACTCCAAGCATACCAAAACATGCATGGGAAACAGGCAGCAGCACCCAAGCCTATCAAGCGAGCACCAAGCCAACCCGCAATCAAGGCTGCGCCTATGGTTAAGGACAATGGCAAAAAGGTGTTTGATAGCTTCGCTAGAAACAACGGTGACTCAAAGCTGTTCTCTGACCTGCTCAAAGCCAAAGGTTTCGTAGATTAACAACTCAATATTATGGCACTATTAACTGAACCCAACCTCTCCGGTCGCGGTAAACGCGAAGACCTCATGGACATGATTGCCTTGGTGGATGCCAAGGACACGCCATTTACTTCAATGGCGCGTAAAGGCTCCAAACCTGGCAACATGTACTTCCGCTGGCAAGCTGACCAGAACCCTGGCGTTACTGTCGGTGGTGTCGTGGACGGCACGGATGTGACTTCGTACTCCAACTTTGTTGTTGGGTATCGCAAGGAACTCGCCAACTACGCACAGATTTTCCGGCAAACCGTTCGTGTGTCCAAGCTCACGCAGGACATCGCAGACGTTGCAGGGATTCGCGACGAGTTGAGCGACAACATCGCCAAAGCCATCATCGCCATCAAGCGTTCGATGGAAGCGACGTTCACGTCCGACCAGCTTGGTCAACCCGACAACGGCACGACGAATCCTTACCTCACGGCAGGAATCCAAGCGTGGATTGGTGGCGACAACATCGGCACTGGACTGAACATCGGCACGACCGCTCCGGTTGGTGCACCTTCGTTCATCACTCCTGCAAACAGCATCGTTGGAACTGGAAGTGCCCTTGGCGCAAACCTGACCGACACGGTTGTGCAGAACCTGCTCAAGTCGATCTACGACCAGACGGGCAAGTACAAGTCCTTCGACGCAATCGTTGGAACTGACCTCAAACGTGCATTCACGAGCTTGCTCGGCACGACTGCGCTCACGACCACGACCACCGCTAATGTGACTGGTTCTGGCGCAACGAAGGTGCAGACCTTCCAGCGTGATGCTGCTGCTGACACGTTCATCCAGAGCGTTGACGTGTTCCAAGGGGACTTCGGGACGGTGCGATTGCACCCAACGACCTTCTTGGGAACCATCTCCGGCTCCACTTGGACGCAGAACACGGCCCGTGGGCTTGTGCTCGACATGGACTTGATTGAAGTTCGCTACGGTGGGAATGTCGCCAACGTCACGGCTTTGCCTGACTACGGTGCTGGCCCTGCTCGCCTTGTTGAAGCAGTTGCTGGCCTTGTGGTTGGCAACCCGCTCGGACTTGGCAAGTTCAACTACACTGGGGCTTAATCGCCATCCGCGACACCTGCGTGGCTTGACTGAGGTTGAGCTAAAAGTGGTGCGACAGCTCGGAGAGACGAGCACATTTTCTTATGATACACATTCCAGAAGAGTTCCGTGAGCGAGCGCATGGCATGATGGATGCCAAGTGGCAGCAGTCCCGAATCGACGCAAAGAAAGCTGCTGAAGAACTCGGCAAGCTCAACTCACAGGAGCACAAATCCGTTGAAGGCATTGGTGAACTTACAGCCCGTATCCCTGGGGTTGCTTTCCATTTCTGGGGTCAAAAGCTGGGCTACGATTGCTGGAAAGACCAAGAATTTTTGCGAGAGTTTTTGCGCGACAATCCCGAATGCAGAGTGAATAGTAAAGGGACGAAGTTGCAGGTAGGATTCGGAAACTAATGAAAACTGTCCCGTATAGCGACATCTTGAACGCAACCCTGCAACTCGCTGGCGTTGATAGGGTAAGCCTGAGCAACAAGACGTTCGCAACCTTTCGGGACTTTTTTAGCAAGCGGATTGCAGAGGCGTGGAACAGAGAACGCTGGCCAGACTTTGTCCAGTATATCACAAGATACCCAGGACTCCAGATGTACTCGCTGGACTATGCTCCAGCTACAGGCACACTGACCCTGCGCTTCTCTAGCGACGAGAGCAGTCCGTACTACGAGGACACCACGTTCACAAGCTACAGCGTTGGCGGGTCTGTTTCTGTGCAGATTCCAAAGGGAGTGCTCACGCTCACGCCAAATGATGCGGATGTAAGCCAAGCCTGCACCATCTCAGCAGGGCCAACAACGGTGACATCCAACGGGATGACGTGCATCCAGATTGTGGCGCAAGCTGACGAGCTTATCAACTCGGCATCCACGGCAACGGAGACGGTCGTTATCACGGCAAGCCAGTTTCAGCGGTATCCGTACAACAACTACATCGGCTCTTGCTTACACACCAAGAACGGAACTGACGGAGCGCAAATCCTGCCAATTAACCGTATCAAGCTGCCAGAGGACGCGGACACGGTTCAAGGCGTATACTCACGCGATCCACGCACAACGACCCGCACGCAAGAGGTGGCATTTATCCTAGAAGATAGCGGCGTGGCATCCGGCTATGTCGCAGCTTCCGAACAGAAGTTCCTCATCACGCAGAACACGGATAGCGTGTGCATCGAGTACTCCATCGAGAATCCAGTTGTATGGGGAGACGTGTATAACTCCTCAACGAACTATCTCGCCGGAGCACAGTTCTTCTACTTCCGCTTTCACGAACCATCCGCTAACCATTTAGTTCCACCGAACGACCGTCAGATGAAAGGGGACTTCTATTCCCCAATCACAACGGCAGCTAGCGGACAGTCTCCATACACAGCTCCGCAAAACTACAAGCTCATCCCTATCCCTGACTTGTTCAAAGACTTCCTTATTAACGCCATGCACTCCGACTGGCTGAAATCAGAAGGACAGTTTGAAGCAGCTATGGCTGCGGAGCAAATGGCAGAGAAGGGGATGCAGGACGCTATTGACAAGGTGCTGCGCCAAGAGGGACAAGTGCAGCGGATGAACATGCAATACACCTACTAGTTATGCCGGACGTAAAAATTTCCAATCTGCCATCTACAGAATCAGTTTCAGATTCGGATGTATTCATAGTAAACCAAGGCAGTCCGGCTGTAACAAAAAAGACAACATACGGCGTACTGGTTCCTTCAATAGGAACAAATACAGGAACATTCGGCTCAAGCTCATCTGTGCCGCAAGTTACCGTTGACATAAAGGGCCGCGTGACATCCGCGCAAGCAATCCCAATCAACGCATCAGACATCTCTACTGGAACACTGCCTGTAAGTCGCGGAGGAACAGGAGCTAGCACGCAACAAGGTGCGCTAAACGCCATAGCTGCATCAACAGCTTCTGGTCAATACCTGCGAGGCAACGGCACGAACGTAGTGATGTCTGCAATCCAGGCTGGAGATATAACTGCTGCTGTAATGCCAGCATTTACTGGAGACGTGACCACCACGGCAGGGTCTACGGTAACAACGCTAGCGAACACAGCGGTAACAGCAGGGACATATGGATCGTCCAGTCAAGCTGGCACGTTCACAGTAGACGCAAAAGGCAGATTAACAGCAGCGTCAAACACGACCATAACGCCAGCAGCTATCGGCGCAATATCAACAACACAGGGAGGAACAATATCAAGTGCTGGGGTTACTGGAACTGCACTCTTTATTAACTGTCCAAACTCCCTATTCGCCATCCGAACGACAACCCTAATTGCATCTCCAGATTTTCTTGCAACAACAGACCAGCTAACAGGCACATCGATAACAACCAATGGAGTGTCTCTTAAAGCTGGAGCTGGAGTTACATTTGGCTCATCTGGGACGCAAACGGTTCCCTTTAGGCCAGTCCAAGGGGCTATAGCAACAACAAGCATAACTATTGCAGCAAATACAACGCAATCTTATGTAGTAAATGTTGCAGGGGCAACGCTAGGAGTGCCTGCAATTGCATCTCTGTCGTTTGTTCCGGCGCAACCACTAGCAATGTGGGCACTGTGTACTGCGGCTGGTCAAGTTACCGTATATTTGAGGAATATAAATTCAACAGGAGTTGCCATATCTACTGGCAATTTTGTGGTCGCAACAATTCTTTTGTAATGGCTAAAGTCACCAAGTTCATTCGCAAGCGGAACGCAAATCCCGCGTTGACGCAGAACAAGACCTTTGCAAGAGTGCAGGTCGCTGGAGACAGTCTGACTTTCCGCTTTAAGAAAGTCGCTTCCGCAGCCCCTCCTCCTAGCGGATTTACATACCTCCAGCCAGACGGTTTTAACTACTTTCAACCAGACGGG